CGAGTCGCCAATATTTAGCCCGTCTGCCCGGGTTGCTCCGGGCGAAGTGCATTGATCGGTCAATCCATTCTCCGGTTCGATAGTCTTGTTCGATTTCGGTCATCATCCATTCATACACTTTCCCCCGGGCGGGAGAGCATGACGGGGTGGAGTATTCACTCATCAACCGTACAAGTTCGCGGAAGGTAACGGTATCGGATCGAGTTGTTGATTCCCCTTCCGGGCAATAATCTTCATCATCTTCCGGCGCAGGGTAAACGATTTCGCAGAAAGTAACATTAATCATAAATCCTCCGAATAATCCTCAAGGGCAGAAATAAGCCCGTCGTAATCCTCAGACGGTCCCAGTAAATCTGCCATCATGTAAACAATCCCGGGATCAATTCCGAAATCCTCTGCCAGTCCGGTTAAATATTCTTGTCGATTCATGTTCAAACCCCCAGCGGGTAACGGTTATCAATAAACACGAAAGCCTCGCCTGATTCATCTGGTAAGCCTCCCCGCGCAAGCTCCCCTTTCCATCCCTCCCGGCGAGCGAGGGCGAGGGCGGCGGCGGCGTGAGCATCATCGTCTGACCAATACGAGATGACGAGCGATTGAACCCCGGAAGCGGTAGCCTTTACCCGTGCGCCTAACCGGTCAGTTGCCGGTAGTTTCTTGGTGATGATTGCTTTCATTATTTACCCTCCATCCATTCAACCGGAACATCAATTTCATCGCCTAGCTTGCTGGCAACGTAGCAGCGCATTGCTGCTATCAGTGGAGTGTCACCCATTAGTGTGAAACCCCATTCCTTTTCAAATATGCTGGCGGACCATATATTTGCATCATCATACCTAGGGGATACTGATATTTTTTCTCGCTCAATAATCGGCCCGGCTTCCGACCAGTCGGAGCTATATTTAATTCGCCCGTGTAACCATTTGGATAATCCTTCGCATTGCATTACAGCGCGGTCTAATATATATCCGGTTAATTCTGAAGTTTTCATTACTTCCCCCCATTGATAATGTGAAACCGTTCGAATAGATCCCCGAAAGCAAACAGCAATCGCTCGCGGTTATGTTGATCTGCCCGGAAATAAGCCTGAGCAATGCACATTGCAAAACCGCCCCCGATTTTGTCCATTGTGTGTGCGGCTTGATGGATATCAGAGTGTGAAAGGTTCGGGGTGCGATCAAGCATGATTCCTCCCGGCTTTGAGAATCTTTTCAGCGGCACCGAATATCCGCTGGGCGGTTTTGTCACTAATAGCGGTATCCCGCGCCCAAGATTGAACATAGCCCCGGGATTCAGCAAGGCCCGGGAGGCCCAGCAAAGCGCAACAGATAAAGGCAACAGATTCCGCCTCTACTTCCCGTATATCTCGGGGAGTACGCTCAGAATCGTGCATTGCAGATTCTTCTGTATGCCCGAGCACAATATGCGCGAGTTCATGAAACCGGGTTTTATGAGGCAAAGCCGCTACCGGGTTGATAGCGATTGTTCTGCCGCTTGCATACCCTTGGCAGTTGCCATCAGACAAAGCGAACGGAACTTCCGAGATATCCAACACCGATAAAGCAAGGGATTTATCCCACTCAGGGATTACTCTTTCGTTCGCATAATCTGCCCCGTCTGTCTGAGACAAAACAAACCAATTATTTTTTAGCGCAAAAGTCTGGAAAATATCCGCCTCTTTGTTTTCTTTTTCTTTTTTAATTGTGATCGGCATTATCAGAGCGATTGCTTTCTCCCCTTTGCGCACTTGCCTCCCGAGTTCCGTCCAGCGTTTATAGGTTGCAATCGGGCCTAGTGGAATCTTCCGGCTAGCGCATTGACTCCACGCTAGTAATTGATTGCCTACCGAATAATTGTGAAAGGCGGAATATGCCTCGGAGATAATCCCCGGGGTTTTCAGAACATCATCCAGCAAACCGGACCAGTTAGCCTTATCCATGATTTCTTCCTTCAGTTGATTGTTTTTAATTAAGCGACACGTTTAGCAATGAATCTGCCAAATCGAGAGTGCACAAATCCGACAGTGCCGCGCGGGTAGCAGGAAAGCCATTCAAGGGCATCCCGGAGATTGATAGCCCGGTGATAATAGGTTTCTGCCCCTTCGGTGATGGTTACTCGCAGGGGGTGAGTGATAAGCCGGATAAGACGCTTAAACATGGGTTTCCTCGATCAGTTGATTTAAACCAGCGATAACAGCGGGGAAAGGCGCGGAGCGCGACAGACCCAATAGTTCCCGGGATATAGCAGTGGCAGACTTGCCCCTTTTCTTCATCCCTAAAGACTCAAGCCGCACGGCGGCACGTAGAGTTACAAGCCGGTAGCGTTCAATCTGTTCTGGTGTAGTGAGCATGATTCAACCTTTAGAAAAAGAATAGAGGGTTTTGCAATAATCGAAGTAATCCCCGGATCGCACGGCGTTATCTTTCCAAGCAACAACTACAACCCCGGACCGCTTAACACCGTAAAACCGCCCAAGGGGACCGTTATCACCGGCGACAACCCACTGCCCGGGTTGCAGGTGCTTCACTAATTCCCGGGGGAAAGCGTAAAGGTTTATGGCTTTGTGGAATTGCATTTCAGTTCTCCAGAATCCAGACGGTTTCATCTGCCCGGTGCTCGAAGCGCGGCAGTTTTAGCGCGGCTCGTGCTTCGCGTTGAGTGTAGAAATGGCCGAAATAGACGTATGCACGCCCGTGCCGTATGTATGCCGCCCATCCGAAATCAGTCTTGATAAATTTCATTTTGTCCCCTTTATGCCGTTATATCGATTAGCGGGTGATGCGTGCCAAGGCAGGCCACGGGCTCGACGGATTTACATCCGAGTCTATTTCGCGCGCATTCAATTGCCTGAGCAAAACTTTCAGCCTTGATATAGACATATCTCGACTGAATATCGAAATGTGCGAAAACCTTAAACACAAAAGTCATTTCTTTCCCCCTTACAAAGTATTGGCGGCGTCAAAAAGCATGGATTGAATTTCGGGCATTAAGCACAGAGTGTGTTTCTTAATGTGCCCGTAGTCGTATGCCCTCATTACATCCTCGGACCGTAGCGGTTCGCCTTCCGACCATTCCGGGATAGACAGAAGAAAATCAATCCCCCGGTCTATGTCGTACATTGCGACGGTTTCAGAATCGATCCGGACAGCGGCGATCCGTTGCCCCTTGTCGGTGTACAGCCGACCGGTGTTGAACTTCAGAACCTTCATCGCTTCCCCTTTCCCGGGTTACCCGGTAAAACAAACTACAGGCAACCAAGATATCACGGTTCGCACGCTAGTGCAAGCGGTCAAGTAAACGCTAGTGCAAGGGGGTTTATGACATATAGAAATATACGCGCGCCCGCGCGTAGCAAGGGCTATGCCATGAGCGTTCCGAAAAAGTGGAAACCGTCTAGGATCGACGATCAGGAAGCGGGTGAGGGGTAGATACCAGCCGGGGAAAAAACGCCTCAAAACTCGTTTAAAGCGGTTTTAGAAGCTGTCGGTTTATACAGTGTTTTGGGGTTATCCACAGAGTTATCCACAGGATGTCAACAGAATGTAGTTGCTAACAGCTTATCAACAGGCGCTTGTGGAAAGGTTGTGGATAAGGTATAAGTGCGAACAATCTATTAAACCGGCATTGTTGATAGGTAAACAATATGACCAATGGAAAAGTCAAGACCGATTATGTTCAGCTATTGGAAGCGGCGGGGGATGACGCCGAAGGCGAGGCAGACGAAAACTTGATAGAGGAACGTTTAAAGGCTCTGGGCTTGGAAAGTGGCGAAGCCGAACAGCTTGCAGCGGCAGCAAATCCACCAAGGCAGAGAAACGATGGTCAAGTGGTAGGGATAGGGACTAAACCCAAAGCACCACTAAACCAAAACCAATACCTATTCGCTCAGGGACTTATAGAGGGAAAGTCCAAGCGTCAAGCCTACAGAGAGGCATATCCAGACTGTAAGTCATCAGACCAGACCGTAAGCGTAGCTGCACACAAGCTAGCCAAAGACCCAAGGGTAGCCAAGCTAGTAGAGGAAGGATGGAGCGAGACAACTGAGGCGCTGTCAGACGATCTACAAGCGACACGGCGATATGTCATGAGATCACTTGTTGCTCTCAGCAAAGCCGGAAAGCAGGAAGGCTCCCGCCTCAAGGCGTTAGAGTTACTCGGACGACACGCTGGCATGTGGATCCCGGAGAAAACCGCGCCTGAACAGCCTGTAACGGCTGAGCAATTGCGGAAGGAGTTGACGGCGCATCTGAAGCTGGTCGGGAAGTGAACCCCACCGTACCCGGACCCCCATGTGTGCGCAACGACCACCCGTTATGCGGTTACGCTCTAATCCACTCTCCCAATTACCTCTCCATCAATAGCAGACACCCCCCCTTATCTCCCCAATCGCCACCCCCCCCGGGGGTATATATAAATTTTAGAAGCATTTGTGCGAACAATTAAGTTATGTCAAGAACAAAGGCGAAGATGACGGAGCGGTGGGATCTGGTGTTACGTTTTATAAAGGCGTACATCAAGATCCACGGTGTAGGTCCGTCGTACGAGGTGTTGGCTAGTGGGTTGGGGATGAGGTCTAGGTCTAATATGCACAGGATGGTGAAGAGGATGAAGG